GGCGGTTCAACCAATGGTGTTCAGTCCTCAAAGTCCGTGGATAAGGTAAGCGTCAGTTATGACACCAGCGCGACGCTGAATCCTGATGCAGGTTTCTGGAATAACACCCGATATGGCGCTGAATTTTATCAGTTGATCACGATGTTCGGTGCAGGCGGTCGCCAGCTATGAGTTTCAAAAGCGGTGTAACAACGAGGGTGGATAACGCTAAGGCCATTCTGGATGCGCTCAGGTCGTTAACCAAAAAAGATGTGCTGGTCGGCATCCCTTCGGAAGACAGCGGGCGGGATGATGTTCCGTTTGGTAATGCGGGCATCGGTTACCTCAACGAATACGGCTCACCAGAGCAGAACATCCCGCCACGACCTCACCTGGTCCCCGGCGTTAAATCGGCAGAAGAGCAGACGGTGCCGCAGCTCAAAGCCGCGGCGCAGGCTGCACTTGATGGTAATGCTGCGGGAGCAGAACGCGCACTCAACCGTGCCGGAACGCTGGCCGCTAATGGCGTCAGGCGTTACATGACCATTACCGGCTTTACGCCGCTTGCTGACAGCACTGTTGAAGCCCGGGCTCGTCGGGGGCGCAAGGGAGCAACACTGGAACTTGCCCGGCGTGCTGGCTGGCGAATCTCCGGGAACCGAACTGGCGAAACCATTAATTGATACCGGGCAATATCGCAGAGCGATTACCCATATTGTGAGGGATAAAGATGCCGACTCTTGATGTAACAGATGTGCTTTTTGACCCCGATTTTTGCGACTTCAATTTGTGGGTAACACGCCGTGTGCAAACGGTGGATGAGGACGGGATCGGTAGCGACAGTGAAGTTAAAAAGCAGTTTGCCGGAGTCGTAACTGTTGATCGCTCTCTGGAAAACCGCCGTATGCAGGCAGGGCAGGTAATCAGCGGTGCAATTCTGATTGTGACGACTGAGCGACTGACGCAGGGACAGACTGGGCGTGATGCCGATATCGTGACGTATCAGGGCCGTGATTATCGTGTGACCTTCGTCGACCCGTATACAGCTTATGGGGCCGGATTCGTTCAGGCGCATTGTGAGTTGATGCCGTTTGATGGGGGAACTCCGGTTGAGCAATAACACCAGTACAGAGCTCGGATGGCTGATACCAACCAGTGGCGATCCGGATTATGACGAAGCGCTCGACAGGCTGTTAAGCCAGTGGATGCGTAACGTTTCCGGTCTGTCTGCCGGGATGGTTCGTCCGCGCTGGCAGAAAGAGCAACCGCCACTGCTACCGGCTGAAACGAACTGGTGTGCGTTTGGGGTTATCGGATGGTCAGGTGATGACAGTCCGGCATTCACCAGACAGACTGATGATGGCTCTCAGCTCTGGCGGCATGAAACGATTGAGTGTATGGCTTCGTTTTATGGTCCGGCGGGGATGGTTTATGCGTCCCGGTTTCGTGACGGTATATCTGTACCGCAGAACAACGCAGCACTGAATGTGCTGGGGCTGTCTCTTGGCGATTACACAGGTCTGACTCCCTTCCCTGAACTTATTAATCAGCAATGGGTCCGCCGCTACGATATGACGGTGCGTCTGCGCCGGAAGGTTGTGCGCGAGTACGGTATTAAATCGCTGGAGGAAGCACCAGTCAATCTTTTTCGGAGATTAAGCTATGGCACAGGGCTTGCCTGTATCAAACGTTGTTAATGTTGATGTGATCATGTCGCCGCGTGCAGCATCAGGGCGAAATTTTGGTGCATTACTCATTCTCGGCCCGTCCACAATCATTCCGGTAAGTGAGCGCATTCGCCGTTATTCTGCCGCGGAAGATATTGGAAAAGATTTTGGCGTGGAATCACCAGAATATAAGGCTGCGCAGGTGTTTTTCTCTCAATCACCGAAACCTCAGGAGGTTTTTGTTGGTCGTTGGGTGAAAACGAAGGGAGACAGCGAACAGGCCACGCCTGAGACGCTGGAGCAGGCTGTGAATGCCATGCTCGATTATACTTCATGGTATGGGCTGGGGATTGCAGACGATGCAGATATTCCGGATGCAGACTGGCTGAAAGTGGCTGCGGCGATCGAATCCTCTTCTGTAAGCCGTATTCTGGCGATTACGACAAGCGATGAGAAATGCCTGCAGACTGCATCCAGCGATGATTTGGCATCAAAACTGAAAACCGCCGGATATTCACGCAGTTTTATTCAGTATTCATCGGGTAATAAATACGCTGCGTTATCTGCATTTGGCCGGGCATTCACGGTTAATTTCAATGGCAGTAATACCGCGATTACGCTCAAGTTTAAGCAGGAGCCGGGTGTCGGGTATGAAACACTGACAGTCAGCCAGGCATCGGCACTTGATGCAAAAAACTGCAATGTGTTCGTGTACTACCAGAATGATACAGCTATCCTCCAGCAGGGAGTGATGGCTAACGGCGATTTCTTTGATGAACGCCACGGCCTGGACTGGTTACAGAATTATGTGCAGACCAACCTCTATAACCTGCTTTATACCAGCACCACGAAAGTTCCCCAGACTGAAGCCGGTATTACCCGACTGTTATCAAATGTTGAAAAATCACTGGATCAGGCCGTTCAGAATGGACTGATTGCTCCGGGCGTATGGAACGGGGGCGACCTTGGCCAGTTGTCATCAGGTGACACGCTGCCCAAAGGTTATTACGTATACGCCCAGCCGCTGGATGAACAGGCACAATCAGAACGTGAAGCCCGTAAGGCTCCGGTGATTCAGGCTGCAATAAAACTTGCAGGCGCGGTTCATTACGCTGACGTACAGATTAACGTTGTTCGCTAAGGGGAAGTGAATGTCTACCTATTCTTTTATGGATGTCACTGCGACGCTGACCGGGCCGACCGGTTCGATTGACCTCGGGTACGGTTCGGCAAGTTCTGAAGAGGGGATTGTGGTTGCGATGGGCGGTCCTAAAAACACCATGACCATCGGTGCTGATGGCGAAGTGATGCACAGCCTCCATGCAGATAAAAGCGGGACGATTACCGTTAACCTTCTGAAGACATCACCGACAAATAAAAATTGTCGCTGGCGTATAACGCACAGAGCCAGTCTTCTGCCACATGGGGGAATAACGTTATCGTGATCCGCAACAAGGTCAGCGGCGACATCATCACGGCACGCAGTGTTGCGTTCCAGAAACAACCGGATAACGCCAACGCTAAAACCGGTAATACGATGCCGTGGGTGTTTGACTGCGGCAAGATTGACCAGGTTCTCGGGGAGTTTTAATACATGGAATTCGAAATCAAAGGCGTGAAATATCGCGTGGCAAAACTCAGCGTTTTTGACCAGCTGAAAGTGACCCGCAAACTTCTGCCGGTACTGGCGGGAATGATGTCAGATTTCGGGAGCATTCGCTCCCGTTTGCCTGCTGACGGCAAAATCGACACCGTGAAATTCGAGCAGTTAAAACCGGTGTTTGAAACCATGCTCCCGCGTATCGCTGAGGAACTGTCTTCCCTGACCGAAGATGACACCGATGCGATTATTCATCCCTGTCTTGCGGTGGTATCGCGGCGTCATATGGATGGATGGGTTCCGGTATTTACCCGGGGCGAACTGATGTTTGATGATATTGACCTGCTGGTCATGCTGCAGCTGGTGGCGCGGGTGGTCGCCGATTCGCTGGGAAATTTTTTGCCTACACCCCTTACCAGCACGACGCAGAGCCTGCAACAGGGCTGACGTTTAACAGCCTGCCGGACGGGCTGTCCTACCTTCTCAATCCGGTTGACGCCGGGTTAATTCCTTATACAGCACTTAAAGATGGCTCTGTCGATTTGTACGACATTGCTCTCTTGAATGACCATCTGGCGGTAAAAGCGGATAACCAGCGGCGCATTGAGAAATGGAGAGAGGATAATGAACGCTGAAACTATTAAAGATTTCCTCGTCTCGCTTGGCTTCAGTGTGGATGATGCAGGAGCGAAAAAGTTCGGTTCTGTCCTCGCCGGTACAACTGCAAATGTCATCAAAATGGGGCTGGCTGTTGAAGGAGCTGCACTGTCCGTGGTGGCCTTTACGGCTAAGATCGCCTCCGGTCTGGATAATCTTTACTGGGCGTCACAGCGCACCGGCGCGACAGTCCAGGGAATTCAGTCTATTGGCTATGCGGTTTCGCAGGTTGGCGGCAGCGTGGACGCTGCGCGATCTTCTCTGGAAAACCTCTCCCGGTTTATTCGTAACAATCCCGGTGCAGAAGGCTTTCTGAATCGCCTGGGCGTACAGACCCGTGATGCCAGCGGTAACATGCGTGACATGGCCGCTATCTTTACGGGCGTTGGACAGAAACTCAGCAGCATGCCGTATTACCGGGCTAACCAGTATGCGCAGATGCTGGGCATTGACGAAAATACCCTTATGGCGATGCGCCGGGGTGTGGGTGGCTTCTCCGGGCAGTACAGCGCAATGGCGAAAGCTATCGGCTTCAATGCTGACGAGGCGGCCAGAAGCTCCAACAAATTTATGACCTCCCTGCGTGAGTTTAGCGCGATGGTAGGCATGGCCCGTGACAAAATCGGCTCTAATCTTGCGGGTGGGCTTGCAGGTTCGCTGGACACCCTGCGCCGCCATATCCTGGACAACTTCCCTCGTATCGAGCAGACCCTGACGAAAGCCATAAAAGGCATTCTGGCGCTCGGGGATATTATCGGGCGGCTGTTCTTCAGACTGATTGAGGGGACATCAGGCCTTATCACCTGGTGGCAATCGCTGGATAAGCAAACGCGGGAGTTGATCTCGCTGTTTGGCGCACTGACGATTGCGCTGCGCATTCTGAACAGTACGTTCTGGATGTCGCCGATTGGCCTCATTACCGCGCTGGCGGCGGGTATTGCCCTCCTGTGGGAGGACTATCAGACCTGGAAGGAAGGCGGCGACAGCCTGATTGACTGGGGCAAGTGGAAACCGGAGGTCGATGCCGCGCTGAAGATGGTTCGTGACCTTAAAACGACCGTTAACGACCTGGTGAAAGCGCTGGCGAAACTGCTCAATATTGACCCCAAATCATGGTCCCTGAAGTGGGATTTCAGCAACTTCATCGACCAGATGGGCGAATTCAGCAAAATGCTGAACATGATCGCTGACCTGCTCAACGCTATCAAAGATGGCCGCTGGGCTGATGCCGTCAGCATCGGCAAACAGATACTTAATCAGGGCAGCGAAAATCCGTCAGCGATGCCGATGGTTACAGACAGCGCTAACAGTACTGCCGACTGGATTAAAGAGCACTGGGGATTCGATCCCCGCAGTGTGGGCCGGACGGTACGCGGCTGGTTTGGTGATGATGAGCCGGAACAACATGCACAGGCTACGAAACGAGGAGAACGGAATAACAATCCGGGAAACCTTAATTTTGCTGGTCAGGCAGGGGCTTCTCTTGAACGCCCGGGCGGGCGATTTGCCAGATTTGAAACTGCCTTTGATGGATTACGGGCTCTTGCTCGTCAGTTAATGTTGTACGCCGGGCGAGGAATAAACAGTGTGGAAAAAATTATCTCTACCTGGGCACCTGCCTCTGATAATAACAACACAACTGCGTATATCAGGGCTGTATCGCAACGACTGGGAGTGGATCCCCGGGCTGCCCTGAATATGAGCGATCCGAAAACCATGTCAGCATTGATGAGCAGCATTATCCAGCATGAAAATGGAAGAAATATCTATTCCCGAGAGCTGATTAATAAGGCTGCCGTGGCGGGAATTAGTGGCAAAATGACAGAGGTTAACCAGCAAAATACCTACCACATTTACGGTGGCGGAGATCCGCACGCTGTCGGTAATGAGGTTGCACGTCGGCAACAGTCTGCAAATGCTCAGGTCATGCGAAGTAATCAGGTGAGGGTGGGTTAGTGGATATTCTCTCTACACTTTTTCATCAGCAGAGCAGAAAAATAGGAATGATTGTTCCCAGTGTTGTTATTTCAGAGAAGCATACAGATACGCTTGAAATAACCGAGCATCCGGTAGAGGTCGGGGCTGCTGTCGCTGATCATGCCTATAAAAAACCGTCAGAAGTGGTGATGGAGGTTGGTTTCGCCGGTGGCGGCACATTGCTGGATTTTGCCAGTAACCTGACGGCTACCAGCCTGCTCGGCCTGAGTCCTCAGCAGACGTATCAGGAGCTACTGGATCTGCAGGAAAGCCGTATCCCCTTCGATGTGGTAACCGGTAAACGGCTGTACAGCAACATGTTGATCCGGGCGCTGGAAGTGACGACGGACAAGACAAGCGAAAACGTCCTGTCCGCCGTCCTCACCCTGAGGGAGGTTATTATCTCCCGGACACAGCAGATTACCGTCGCGGATAAAACCAACATGAAGGAAGGGGCCAGCACGTCGGCGGTACAGAACAGCGGCAACAAAACCACAAAACCTCCAGATACTTCACTGCTGAAAAGCATCACGGGTAACGTGGCGTCATTACTGGGGGGCGGCTAATGACAATTCAGGAAATTCCGCTGACAGCGGACAACCAGCAGTTCAGCATCGTCCTGGGTGGTGTCACCTGGCGGATTAGCATCATATGGCGCGTTCTGTACTGGATTATGGACCTGCAGAACGACAGAGGGGAGCCGGTAATCTCCGGTATTCCTCTCGTCACTGGTGCTGACCTGCTGGCGCAGTACGCCTGTATGGGGCTTGGTTTTAAGCTGGTGGTGGTCTGTGATGACAACACACAGGATTATCCCACGAAAATTGACCTGGGCGGGCGCAGTCATTTACTGGTATTAACGGAGTAAGCATGTCACAGAACTGGATGAGACATTTCGAGCTGCAGCTTGTGGACGGGAACGGTCAGGGAATTGAGCTAAGTGATTTCAAAGTCACCTTTACGATCGACTGGTTCAACATCAGCAGCGCGTCCCGGGTAGGGACTATCAAAATTTATAACCTTTCGGCAGATACTGTGAACCGAATTACCGGGCAGGAGTTTTCGAAAGTGCGTCTGATTGCGGGTTACGACGGTATCGCGCCGGAGGTGTCGGCAAGCGACGTCGGGACAGTGCGGGAAGTTGACGCGGCGGACGTGGGCCAGAGTGATGGTCGCAACTACGGACTGATTTTCAGCGGTGAAATTCGCTACTCGGTCACAGGAAAAGACAGTCCGGTTGATTCCTACGTCCTGATTCAGGCAGCAGATACTGATCTGGCTTTTGCCACCAGTATAACCTCACAGACGCTGGCTGCCGGTTACACGGTCGCTGATGTGAACCGTGCGCTGATGAAAGACTTCGAAGCCAAAGGTGTGACCGAAGGCCTGACGCCTGAAATGCCTGCTACTGTATTCCCCCGGGGGCGGGTGCTCTTTGGCATGACGCGGCATCTAATGGATAACGTAGCCGGGCAATGTGGCGCAACATGGCAATTCGTGGACGGTCAGCGCCAGATGGTGGCGACTAATGAATATGTTCACGAAGCGATTGTGCTCAACAGTGCTACCGGGCTTATTGGCATGCCGCAGCAGACCATCGGCAACGGCATAAACGTCCGCGCTCTTATTAATCCGAACATCCGGGTTAACGGGCTCATTCAGCTGGATCAGGCTTCCGTCTATCGTACCGCGTTGTCGAACAACGATATTGCGATGGCTGGTGGTCAGATCACCGACCAGAACACGGACGGAAATATCACGCTCAGCGGCACCACATCGCAGCCTGCCAGCATCGCAACGGATGGCGTTTATATTGTGCGCGGGATTATGTACAGTGGCGATACAAGGGGCCAGGCGTGGTACATGGATATGATGTGCGAAGCGCGTGGCGCGGCGGATCTGTATACGCAATCGGCTTTGCAAAGGGAATGAGCAATGAGGGGTATTATTTTTCTGTTAGCTGTCTTTTCTGCGTGCAGCGCGTGGGCGGATGGCTTCACGGTTAAATGCGGTGGCTACACTATGGTTGCAAACCAGGGCGAGTTATCGACAATCAACGGTGAAAGAGTTACCTCTCAAAAAATCACCGAACTGGGTACCAATGGTTTGAAAGTAGACATGGGGCTTATGCCTGCCAAAGACGGTAACAACTACGGCTTTGAATACATTCGTCGCCCTGGTACCGAAACGCGATTCCTGAATGTCCAACTGCTGCAGAACAGCATGGATGCGCCGAAAATCATCGGTTCCTTTCCATGCAAAAAGATTGTTGATTAATCACTCGTAATTATAATGTGGTACTTCTACTTTCACGATAAGGAATTTGTCGCATGTTCGGATTTGATAAATTAATAACTCCAAAAATCATCAACGTTCTGTATGGCATCACAATGTTACTTCTGGTTGTTGCCGCCATTATAACGTTTGTTAATGGGAAGGCTGCTGGCGCTTTAGTGCTTTTGTTATGTGCTGTATTTTGCCGAATATTCTTTGAGTGCATCATGGTTTCATTTAAAAACAATGAGTATCTTCGCCGAATAGCTGAAGCGTTAGAAGCAAACAAGCAGTAATGAAACTTCAATAATGAACCCGCCACCCGGCGGGTTTTTTGCTTTCTGGAGCCTACTAAATGGCAGTATCTGACCAGACCCGCAGCGGCGACCTTGCCGAAACATTCAAATCTGAACGGGAAACAACAAAGAACCAGATCCGTGTCGCCTTGCCTGGCATTGTTCAGTCATTCGATCCCGACGCGGTGACGGCGGTTGTGCAGCCAGCTATCCGTTCGGTTGAAAAGGATAACGACGGTAACCGCATTACCAAAAATTACCCGTTGCTGGTGGATGTGCCAGTGGTATTTCCGCGCGGCGGAGGCTGTACGTTGACTTTTCCGGTTAAAGCCGGGGATGAGTGTCTTGTTGTTTTTGCCGATCGTTGTATTGATTTCTGGTGGCAGAACGGCGGGATACAGGAGCCTGTTGATGACAGAATGCATGATTTATCGGATGCGTTTTGTATTGTCGGTCCCCAGTCGCAGGCGAGGAAGATTAGCGGTATTAATACCAGTGCCACACAGTTGCGTAGTGACGACGGCAGCACCTATTTTGAGCTTAATCCTGATACCAGGAAAATTAAAATTGTCGCTCCGGGTGGTCTTGATGTGGTTGCCCCTCTGGCTGATTTTTCTGAGAAAGTAACCATTCATGGCCTGTTAACCTGGATGGGTGGCATGGTGGGGTCTGTGGTTTCTGGTGTGGCTTCAAAAATCACTGGTGCTGTTGAGTTTTTGGGTAGCGTGAAGGCTAACGGCAAGCCAATCGATGATACGCACACTCATGGTGGTGTTCAGCGCGGTGGAAGCAATACCGACGGAGTAAACTGATGCGATACAGACGTGAAGACGCCGATGGCGATTACACCTTTGGCAGCGGTGATGACACCTGGCTGATTAACTCACCGGAGGCCGTGGCGCAGGCGGTAAAAACGCGATTCGAATTGTGGTATGGGCAATGGTTTCTCGACACCACCGAGGGGACTCCGTGGATCCAGTCCGTACTCGGTAAGCAGAAGCCGGAAACCTACAACCTGGCGATCCGTAAGCGCATTCTGGAAACGCGGGGCGTTAAATCAATCCTCTCTTTCAATACGACGGTGGATACCACGACCCGACGTGTCATGTTTTCCGCTGAAATCGACACTCTTTATGGAATAACGACTGTTACATCGGAGGCGTAATGGCTCTGAACCTTGATTCTCTCGGTTTATCTGCAAAGGTAACCGCGGAGGGGATCAGTGCGCCTGATTATCAGACGATACTCAGCACCCTGATTAGCTATTTTCAGCAGATTTATGGCAGTGATGCCTACCTCGAACCGGACAGCAAAGACGGCCAGATGGTGGCTCTGATGGCGCTGGCGATTCATGATGCCAATAATATGGCGATAACTGTCTACAACTGTTTTTCACCGGCAACCGGCTATGGGGCTGCACTGACCAGTAACGTGAAAATAAATGGTATTTCACGTAAAGGCGCGACGAATTCTACGGTTGATTTGCTTCTTACAGGAACTGCCGGAACAACCATCATTAATGGCAGCGTGAAAGACAGTAATAATGTGATATGGCGTTTGCCTGCTTCAGTGGTGGTCGGCGTGGATGGTACAGTGATGGTGACCGCAAAATGTTCCGTCAGTGGTGCAGTGGCGGCGCTGGCTGGAACTATCACTGAAATTAATACGCCAACCCGTGGCTGGGTTTCGGTAACCAATCCTGCTGCAGCTACTGTAGGCACTCCAGCAGAAACTGATGCGGAGTTACGTATCCGCCAGTCGCAAAGTGTTGCGTTGCCATCAATAACCCCATTTGAAGCACTGGATGGTGCTGTTTCTAATGTTACCGGTGTAACCCGCCACAAACTCTATGAAAACGATACTGGTTCGGAGGACGGTAACGGGTTACCGCCACACTCTGTTGCTGTAATTGTGGATGGCGGTGATGTAACGGATATTGCTCAGGCTATCAGAGGAAATAAAGGCCAGGGGACAGCCACTCACGGTACAACATCCGTTACGGTTCCGGATAAATACGGCAATCCCCATGTAATCAAATTCTCGCGTTCCAGTGATGTGCCTGTTTATGCCCGGATTAAATTAAAAGTTTTTACGGGTTATACCTCACAGATAGGGCAGCAGATCCAGCAGGCTATTTCCGACTATATCAATAGTCTGATGATTGGTGATTCGGTCCTTTTAAGTCGCATTTACTCACCGGCGAATCTTGGCGTGGTGAGTAGCGGGAATGCACGCTATTACGATATTCAGGAACTGACGATTGGGAAATCCCCGGGGGCTTTGTCGTCATCAAACATTGATATCAGATACAACGAATCTGCGTCCTGTACCCCGGAAAATATCGTTATAACGGTGGAGTCATGAGCAAATACACCGAACTAATCACGAACTACCACGCCACCAAACCTAAATTTCTTGCGCATGTTGATCTGATGACCCGGCCACTTATTGATGTTGCGGCTGCCACCAGAGGGCTGATTACTGCATTTGATATTGACTCTGCGGTTGGTGTGCAACTTGACATTCTTGGATTGTGGATCGGACGTAGCCGTGTTGTCAGCCAGCCTATCTCAGGTGTCTATTTCAGCTGGGATACCGACGGGCTTGGATATGATCAGGGGGTATGGCAGGGACCATACGATCCTGATTCAGGATACATGTATCTCAGCGATGAAACTTATCGTGTCATTCTTAAAGCGAAGATTGCGATTAATAACTGGGATGGACGGAATGATTCGCTTCCGGCAATTCTTGACGCTGCAACAGCAGGATCCGGGCTGCGAATGCAGATAGTCGATAACCAGGACATGACGATATCGGTCTGGGTCTTTCCTGATACTGATATTTCAGATGTATCGCGTGAGTTAATTGCGGCAATTAAACAGGGGTATCTCACAGTAAAAGCCGCCGGGGTATGGGCGGGTGGCATTGAAACACCTTCGGTGGAAACCCCATCGGAAGGCTCAAAATTTTTTGGTTTTGATATGGATAACGAATTCATCAGTGGTTTTGATGTAGGAGCATGGGGAGTATTACTCTGATGGCGAAAAATGACTTTAAAGCGTTTGCAACGGATCGAAATGCCAATGTTATATCGCAGGAGGAATGGGAAGCGTTGCCCGCGCTTTTATCCGGATTTACAGCAGGGAAAGCCTCCAGTGCGCAAGTCAATAAGGTTATTCGGCAGGCCAGCTTTATTGCTGCAGCTCTGGCCCAGTTTGTAAGTGATAAAACGCAACGGGATGTGCTTGATAATGGTGATCTGCCCGGTTTTGTTGAATTGCTGGGATCGGGGTTTGCTGTTGAATACCTGAGCCGCAAGAATCCGTTTGGTGATATCAAATCGGATGGCACGGTGAAAACGGCTCTCGAAAACCTTGGTTTGGGAGAAGGTGCTCCAGCTATTGGCGTTCCGTTCTTCTGGCCGTCCGCCGCAATGCCAAATACTGTAATCGACAGTTGGTCCAGTATGGTGTTTTTGAAGTTCAACGGCGCGAAATTCTCTGCCACTGATTACCCTGTGCTGGCGAAAGTGTTTCCGGCGCTAGCATTACCTGACGCACGGGGTGATTTCATTCGTATCTGGGATGATGGGCGCGGGATTGATGTCGGACGTACCCTACTTTCAGGGCAATCACACACAATTATGGATCATGCACACAATATGGAATTGTGGACGGGGGGCGGGCTTGCCGCAGGAAGTGCACGGGAAGGAGTAAACCCAGGAATACTGGCTACATACGGTGACGGGGGAATAGTTAAAACGGACGAACCCGGTCTTAATGTGCCTTCCTCACTACGAGCTCTTAGCTCTCGTAGTGTTAAACGTTATGGTGAAATTAGTGGAAATGTAGATACAGAAACCCGTCCACGAAATATTGCATTTAACTTTCTGGTGAGGGCTAAATAATGATACCTGTTTTTGATGAAAATGGGCTGGCTACAGTGCCGGGCGATATGCGTTGTTTTTATTATAATGCAGTAAGGTATGAATATACCGGCTGGTCTGATGAATATATTAATACTGGCGTAAGTATACCCGCCTGTTCCACTGGTATTGACCCGGGCGAAAGCATCCCGGGAAAAGTGGCAGTATTTACGGGTAAGGGATGGAGCCATGAAGAAGACCATCGCAATGAGACCGTTTACTCAACTGAAAATGGCGCAGCTGTTACAGTGGATTATATCGGTGCCATCAAAGACGGTTATGTCACGCTTTCACCGTTAACGCCATACGATAAATGGGATGGTGAGAAATGGGTGACGGATACCGAGGCACAGCATAGCGCCGCAGTAGAAGCGGCAGAAGCACAGCGCCAGTCGCTGATTGATGCTGCAATGGATTCCATCAGTCTGATTCAACTGAAATTACAGGCTGGGCGGAAGCTGACGCAGCCAGAAAACACCCGACTTAACGCTGTGCTGGATTACATTGACGCGGTGACGGCAACAGATACCAGCACAGCGCCGGACGTCATCTGGCCTGAACTGCCGGAGGCGTAGGCCATTCAATATCTGGCGCACCGGAAGTATCGACCAGTTCCAGTGCGTCCAGATAATCCAGCCACAAATTATATTGCGCCAGTTCCTCACCTTTCAGACGACCAATTGATGCTTTACCTGGCCATTGTTTACTGTTGATGTATTCGTTGGCCTGGTTAATCAATTGCTGCTTTTTAGTTTCGGCTGATGCAATTTGTTCTTCACGTGTTGGTGGAGGAATATCTGCCCATGCAGGCAGTCCATCCTCTCCGACACATCTGTATTTTCCTTCTGGTGGTGTATCATAGAAATATTCCCTGAAAATTACTTCGTCTATATCAACACCTTTTTCTTCAGGCCATTCACCTTTTTCAACATAAAGAGACTGAAGTTCGTAAGGATATGCCAGGTTGTTTACGTACAGATATTTCATCATTACCAGCCCTTAGCGAAAAACGCACCACCTTCAAGACCATAATTGCAGTGAGCTATGAAGCCGGTAGTGCTCCAGTTGGTCGCCCCCCACATATTCCCGCCCCCGAAACCACCATCGCACACAATTACAATGCCCGGTGTCTGTGTAAATGGAATTGGGAATGAAACATTGGCGGATACAGGCCCGTGTTCACCAGGAAAACTAATTCTTCCCCACTGTTCAATTGAACCATCTGGCATTTTTCGCCAGCCTGAACCTGATGCATATGATGACATATCAGGTATCTGATTTTCCCCTGTTCCCACATTTCGTTTTGCCGCTTCTCCCAAACCAACGTTTATGAAAATGCAGAAATAACGAGCAAATGGCATCATTCCTGCTTTTGTCAGGGAGACCTACCATGCTTATTGGCTATGTACGCGTATCAACAAATGACCAGAATACCGATCTACAACGTAATGCGTTGAACTGTGCAGGATGCGAGCTGATTTTTGAAGACAAGATAAGCGGTACAAAGTCCGAAAGGCCGGGACTGAAAAAACTGCTCAGGACATTATCGGCAGGTGACACTCTGGTTGTCTGGAAGCTGGATCGGCTGGGGCGTAGTATGCGGCATCTGGTCATTCTGGTTGAGGAGTTGCGCGAACGTGGCGTTAATTTTCGCAGCCTGACGGATGCTATTGATACCAGCACACCGATGGGGCGTTTTTTCTTTCATGTGATGGGTGCCCTGGCTGAAATGGAACGTGAACTGATTGTTGAACGAACAAAAGCAGGACTGGAAGCTGCTCGCGCACAGGGACGAATTGGTGGACGACGTCCCAAACTTACACCAGAACAATGGGCACAGGCCGGACGATTAATTGCATCAGGAGTTCCTCGCCAGAAGGTGGCGATCATTTATGATGTTGGCGTATCGACTTTGTATAAGAAGTTTCCAGTCGGAGATAAATGAAACCGTAGCACGTCGTATGCAAGAACGTGCCACGGCTGGCTGATGGACGTTCGATAGCGCGAGTTTGAATGAAAATCAGCCGGAGATGATTTTACATAATTGCTACGGAATTATTCAATACAGGAATTGCTTGTGTATGCATGGATTGACCTGAAATATTCCCGAAAATTTCTCTAAAAAACTCGAAAAAAATGGTAACTAATTGAATGTATTAATATGTAATGGTACGTGTTAGGGATTAAAAGATGAGCAGAAATTTATTTAACACATTAATTCTAAAAGATTTTGTAGTTTGTTGACGAAAACAGGAATCGTGTTCGGTCTCTTTTTATCTGTTAAAAGCCAGAAGCATTTCCTTCGCTGACTTTATAGTCAACCATAACACACACTCTACTGTCTGAGTCCAGCGTTTTTTAACATTCTTGTTAAGATTATGTGATCTTTAGCGCGGGAGGAAAATATTGATGAAACAGCCTGCGCCCGTTTATCAGAGAATTGCGGGTCATCAATGGCGACATATCTGGCTTTCTGGCGATATACACGGTTGTCTTGAGCAGTTGCGCCGCAAATTATGGCATTGTCGTTTTGATCCGTGGCGAGATTTACTTATCTCAGTGGGAGACGTTATCGATCGTGGGCCGCAAAGTTTACGTTGTCTGCAGTTACTGGAACAACATTGGGTTCGTGCGGTAAGAGGCAATCATGAACAGATGGCGATGGATGCGCTGGCATCCCAGCAGATGTCTTTGTGGTTGATGAATGGCGGCGACTGGTTTATTGCGCTGGCAGATAATCAACAGAAACAAGCGAAAACGGCGCTGGAAAAATGTCAGCATTTGCCCTTTATTCTTGAAGTACACAGCCGCACCGGCAAACATGTTATTGCTCATGCCGATTATCCAGATGATGTTTATGAATGGCAAAAGGACGTTGATTTGCATCAGGTCTTGTGGAGCCGCTCGCGATTAAGTGAACGCCAAAAAGGGCAGGGAATTACAGGTGCTGATCATTTCTGGTTTGGTCATACACCGTTGCGCCATCGCGTGGATATTGGCAACCTGCATTATATTGATACCGGCGCTGTCTTTGGGGGCGAACTGACTTTCGTGCAATTGCAATAATTAAAAATCACCATACTCCTGTGCTGGTCGCCAGAAACCATCTATAAAATCCTCAATCGGAAAACAACCGCCATGACGGATCCGTTGATCGCTCATAGAATAAAGACACTGCTGTTCCGTGTTGTAGACATCCACAACAATATCTTCACAACCGCCATCCAGGTAGCAAACAAAAAGTACCAGCGCGAACATTTCATCCCCGAAGTGTGGTGCCGTACCGTTAAGTTTAGGAGAGATTTTACAACGGGGGAATAACCAGGACAAATAACCCGCCAT